TTCCTGATTGGTAACCCATGCCCGGGCCACTGTCGGGAGGCGGGCAAGAATGAAGGTGACAGCAGCGCCGACGACCAGTTCTACCAGATCGGTGACGAGGCTGGCCAAGTCCTGCTCCCACGTGCCGACCGGGACCGTCACCACGGTGGTGGTCTCTTGGGCCGAGGACGCCTGCGGGGAGGCCGGGGCGCTGCTGACCGCTACTGTACTAGCGGTGGCCTGCGCGAGGGCCGAGGAGAGGCCCACGGGGGCGAAGACGAGGGCCATAGCGATGGCCACAACAGTAAACAGACGTTTCATGAGGGTCGTGTCCTTGTGTTGAGAGGGTTTCAGTTAGCGAGCTTTTCCTCGGGGACTTCCGGGGGGTAGAGGCGCAGTAGGGTGTCGCGCAGTTCTTTCGCAGCGTGCTCGGGCATCGTGATGGCGGTGCGATAGAAGATACGCTCGTCAGCAGCTTCTCCGAAAGTTAGCCGGAGGGTAGTCGAGACGATGCCCGTTTCAGGATTAGTCGTCGTGGTTTTGTTGACATAGGCCATGTTGGCCCAAGTAGACGAGACGGAGTAGGCTTTTTCGGTTTCGCTATTCATAGGCATGTGAGGGGCTTCCTGTTTGGGGCTGAGCAAACCAGCTAATCGACCTATCGTAGGACCCTTCGCAGTCGTGCACCACGATCTGCTTGATCGCTGCGCCGTTGCGACTGGAATAGTTGGGAGACGAAATCTGACGAAGCGGGGGGAGAATGAGTTGAGACATTTTCTGTACCTCGCTTGTAAGCTCCTAAAACCATCGGAACGACGTCAGTTATCTTCTGCGTCGAGCAGAAATGATACCCCAAGCGCTTTCTGACCCTGAAAATGAACAAAGAGCCACCATATACACCGTTGTTGTACTAGAAAGCGACAATCTCGCTGCGGGCACAACTGATGAAGCATCCAGCATAGATGCGGTTATTACACCACCATAAGCATACGTACCTTCTGTTCCACTATTTGTGTTGGTAGTTAACGAAACAGACGTGCTATTATATGCACTAACTGCGCCACCAGAACCTTCGGTATTTTGTAATATCGACACATCCCAGTCACCTGCGGTGAGAGAGATAGAAGTTATTGTCTTTGCTACACCGTTCGACAGAGACACTCTAGACGCATATACAACTGTCGACGAAACATATTCGCCTATGTTTCCAGCTGTAGCGTTATCATTGGTAGAAGTGGCAAGGTACTGGCCTTTTCCGACCGAGGTGGAAGTCGTCTCCGTCAGCGTCGTACCGTCGGCAATAGCTAGAGTAGCGGATGTGGCTGGGGCAGTAATTGCAACTTTATTTATAGATGTGGCTGTTGCTGTACCAAGAGTCGGAGTTGAGGACAGGTCGCAAGTGCCAGAAGTCGTAATCGTGCCGCCAGTAAGGCTTCCACTGCAAGTGACCGACGTGACAGTGCCGGTGCCCGCGCCAGACGAAATGTACGTAGCCTGCCACGATGCAGCAGACGTTCCCGACGTCAATACGTCAGTGATAATACCGGTATTGCCAGCAGCCACGACAAGAATGCTGTTCGAGCCCGAACTATTGACGGTAACGGCACCGCTAGACTGGTTCACAACAGTCCAACTTTGGCCCTGCACCACAGTCGAGGCCACCGGCATCTGGACTGTTTGCGTTGTCGAGCCTGTGAAATATTGCAGTTGTGGGCTCGACACCGTAAGCGTCGTAGTACCAGCGGCGGTCGCGGTCGTAGCGAAACCGGACAGCACATTATTAGCGGTCAGATTAGCGTTAACGTCACGCGTGGCAATAGTTGAGGCAGTCGCAGCAGACGCCACGCCAGAACCAGTAGCCAGACCAGTAATGGCTGGTGTCGTAATTGCCGGGGAAGTCATCGTCTGAACGCCGGTGAAGGTATTCGCCGCATCAGTCCGTGCAATCGTAGCAGTGGTCGATGGGAACGTCATCGTCGTTCCATCAGTGCCAGCAAGCGTCAGTGAATTATTAGCGGTTAGGGTCTTCCCGTCCGCGATAGTCAGTGTCGAACCGGTAGCCGGGGCCGTCAACGTAACTTTGTTGACAGTCGTAGCCGTAGCCACGCCTAACGTCGGCGTCGTAAACGCAGGGGACGAAGCTCGGGCTACCGCGCCGGTGCCCGTGTTGGCGGTAGCAGCCAGACCGTTGATCAGGAACGAGTTACCAGTCCCTGCAGTGTCATAGGTCTTGTTGGTAAACGTGTCGGTGGTAGCTTTACCCACCAATGTGTCCGTGGCAGCAGGCAACGTCACCGTACCAGTCGCCGCCACGTTGGGCTGCAGGACTGTCGTGCCACTGGTGGACCCAGCCAGCGCCACCGTCCCAAGGACACTTCCAGCCACACCAAGAGTCGGGGTAGCAGTGAACGCCGGGCTGGCACCCGCTAGGACTTGACCAGCCGCACCCGTAATCGATATCGCTCCGGCGCTGCTGATGGCGACAGGAGCGGTGCCGGTAAGGGGCGAAGTCAACCCGAAAGCAGATACGACCCATGAAGCCGCAGTGGTGCCCGATGTCAGTGCTACGTTGACATGGGCGAAAGTTCCCCCGGGCATTGTGACGACGGCATTGGCACCCGAAGACTGAACCGTTACCGTGCCGGTGCTCTGATTCACCAAGTCATATTCGTGCCCGAGCGCCGTGGTAGAAGTAACAGGCAACACTACAGTCTGGGTAGTTGAACCAGAAAAGACCTGAATTTGAGTACTGGCTACGGTAAGCGTAGTGGTGCCAGCCGCCGTCGCGGTTATCGTATACGACGGGATGAATGCATTGGCCTGAGCGTTACCGTTCGAGCCGCGCTGCATGAGGGTGGAAACAGCAGCAGTCGTTGAAACACCGGTACCAGAAGCCACACCATTAATGACAGGGGCCGAAATCGTGGGAGCAGTACCGAGAACAACCGAGCCCGTTCCGGTGGGGGCGACTTCGCCCAACACACCGGAATTGTTATACTCGAAGTCCCCGTTGGTGCCGCCAGCGATCACAGTAGTTCCGACAGTAATCGTGCCCGCAGTAGCAGACACCGTGCAGGTGGAGCCAAGAGTACAAGTCTGACCGTTAACCGTAGTGGCGGCGTGAGCTAGCGCGGCGTTGGGGACGGCCTCGTATGTAACGACGTTGGAACCTGTCACCACCGGGACAGTGTTGGTAGAAGGGCCCGCTCCATAGACGACCCCGTTGACTTTCGCCACGGTCGGGTTGGGGTAGTTGCCTGACAGGTCGCCCCCGGCTACACCTGCATCAATCGGGCCATAAGTGACGCCGCCCGACCGGTAGAACATACCCGAGGACGTGAACCACATGTCGCCGTTATTTGGAACAGTCGGGGCCACGCCCACCGGGAAATTCAGACCTACACCCGACGTGCTAGAAGCCTGCAGCACCAACAGGCCCTGCATTGCGTCCCCGGAGCGATTGACGGGGACGTACCCGAGATAATCCTGTTTGGCCGCGAAGTAGCTGTTCCACTGAGCCGCCGTGGGGACTTGCCCCTTGATCAGATTGGGCGACGACTGGGCCAAGGCCGCAGTTGGGGCCAGCAGCATCAGGAGAGCAAGTAGGGCTGCACGGAACATAGTCGAACTCCCGGTTTTAGTCATTAGAGCTTCACGCAGATCAGGCCAGCGACGTTGACCGGACGGGTTTCGGTCGCGCCCGTGATGCCGGTAATGGTAGTCGAAACCGTACCGGCCGGGGTGCCGGGGCTCTGCGAATTAGTGAGATTGGTAGCACTGCCGGTGTCAATCGTGTCGCCCGACGACCAAAATGCCCGGCCGCCGACGCCCGACAGACCGCGACTACCCGGCAACGTGATGCCGAACTGTACAGCCGGAAGGGCGCTACCGGTGAAAGTCGAAGTGGCCGATGCCGCGAGCCCACTGGCACTGGTTGCGAACGCCTGCTGTGAACCGAGGACGCGACCAGTATCGACGCCCCGACCGTCATCGAAGCCACGCAGAAACACGCCTCGCATGTCGGGCACGACGAGCCGGGTGTGCAGGGCATAGTCAGCCGCAGCATTCGCGCCGCGAGTAGCCGGGGCACCGCCCGAAGTGGTGAGCGGAGACACTGCAGCGCTAAGGTTCCACAACGCGGCGAAGAGGGCTGCCGTAGTAGCGCTGGCGAGGATCGACGCGCCAGAGGAAGCGTCACCGATAGTCCCGCCCGTGGCCTCGACCCAGCCAGTCGGGGCCGTAGACAACAAGAAATGCGCCATCAATCCCGTGGCGATCGGGCCCGAGAACCCACCGGCTGCATTGAGGAAGTACCCAAGGGCTGCCGAACCCGCAGGCGGAGCCGGGACGAGGCCCGATATGCCACCGGACCCACTGTCGCCCGTAAACGGGGCTGTCAGGCTGACCCACCCGGTGGCTACTGAGTTTGGGTTGTTGGTGTTGTTTTCGATGGTGGACAGGAACAGCGAGCCTGTCGCGGTGCCCGCCACGATGGCCCCTTTCGGATAGCCGCCGATCAGCCCCGAGAACGTGGCATCATAAGGTACGGTGCCACCGGCCCCCTGCCACTGGTTCCACGCCGTGATCTGGTTTAGAATGCCGTTGAAGTCTTCGCCGAAAGGCGGGATGCCGCCCGAGCCGACCGGGAGGAAGTTAAGTGGGGGGAAGCCATCCGTTAGAGACGCTGCGCCATTGGTGATGCCGATCTGGGACGCCGCAGGAATCGGTCGGATATACCCGCCTCCCGCACTGTTGCCCCAAGGGATCGAAAACTTTGCCGGAATCTGTGAAGACTGCATGGGGGTTGCGCCTTAGTGGTTGACAACGACTGTGGCAAGGACGCCAGCGGGTTTAGGAAGGACGCCTGATTGCTCTACGATGGCAAGCTCAACAGGCGTCAAGGCGAAATCGAAAGTGTAGGTCATGACCATGGTTGGCAGATCGGTTCCTGCATAGAACGTCTCCTGTCCGAACCCTGAGGTGTTGGTGGCCTCAGCAAATCCGAAAAACGGGGATGGCGGAGTGCCATCGGTTACGAAGCAATTGCCCCGGTGCGGGAATAGTGCCAACAGGATTTGGTTGATGGCCGCGATGGAGCAATCAGTCAGGTTCGCGGCGGCCTTGGCATAGATCAGCTGGCGGAACGCGTCGTCGGACAGCGGGTAGTTCTCGGTAGTCGGCTCGCCAAAATAAAAACTACCCTGCCCGAACGTCAGGGAATCCGGAGAGGCTTCCTCGAAGCCGAATGGGGCCGTGCCCGCGATAACGTGAATGACCCGGGTGACGCCGACGATAGTGCCCCACACATCGAGACCGTAGCCCTGTGCCGTGGCGACGTTGAAGATCATGTCATAGAAGGCGTCTAAGTTGCTCGTCTGGTCTAGATAGTCGTTGAGGTTCAGGATCAGCTGCGTCAGGATCGGGGAGTTGGCGTACTGGGAGATAACAGTAGACCAGACGTCAAACGCCTCAATCGACCCGATAGGGCTGACCCCGATGACGAACGACCCAATGGCGTTCGAGCCGGGCAGCGGGCCTCGGGGGTACTGGGGGCCGGTGTCGGCCATCAGACCAGCGTCACTTTGATGTCAGCGATGTTGATAGTCGGCGTCTGATCAATGTGGACGGCCACATCGTTTAGGTCGGCCTTGGCCGAGCGCATCACTTCGCTCCCCACCGTCTGGCTGGTGTCCACCACATAGACGCCCGTGCTACCCGTGCTGCCGCTCGATTGAGACACGATAGTGGTCCCGACGATCAGGTTCCCACTCACGTCAGAAATCGTCTGCCCCGGGGCCAAGGTGCCCGACGCCACCGCTGACACCGTCATATTGGTGCCCGCGATGGCTGCCGTGAACGTCGCTTTGGGTGAGTTATTCGAGCCCACTAGGATCGATATGATAGACGCCCACGTCCCAAGCACCGCAACCGGGGCATAGAATCGACTGGCGTATAACACTGCCCCAATGGTAGCCCGGGGGCCACCGTCGCCACCCGAAAACGCGCTGACGATGGCGTTCTGTATCTGGGCCACTGCGTCGGACGGAACCAACACGCTATTGGTGATCGACACTGCGAACAGGATCGGCAGCGGGTCCGGAATCGTGAACTGAACGGAATACGCCGGAAACGGCGGGATATATTGGGGGCTGGTGTCCAGCACCGTGACGGTGGTGTTGCCGTTATAGTTGCAGCCCGGGGGCTTGGCCCGCCAGATCGCCTCCGCGATGTCTGCAGCCTCGCCTCCTACCACCGCGACGAACAGCGAATTCGGGTTGAGCAGTACCCCGCCGACAGTCTCAGGGTTATTGGATGGGTTTTCGGTTACGTACGCGTCAATGACGTTAGGCACTCGGAGCACGCGGCCGAGGATCGAGGGCAACGTACCCAGCGAATTCGCCCCGACAGTCTCTTCCCGGCGCGTCTCGAATGCCGCCCGGCTTTCGACGTCGCTGCCCAGCGTCCCGTCCGCCACGTTGTCGATCGAGTCCCAGCCCAAGATGGTTTGGTAAATCTGGATAAGCGTCCCAGCCGGGCAGGGGATCGGGCCGACATCATCGCACGCGAAAGTAAGCGTGATGCTGCCGCCCACCGGGATCGTTCCGGCTTGCGTGCAACTGTAGGTATGGCCGTCCACCGCCACAGCGATGGCACCGACCGGAATGTCTGTACCAGCGAGCCCGGAGCACACCGCCTGCACGACTGTCGGCTGAGACGGATTGCGCTGCAGCCCATAGATCGCGGCCAAGGCGTCCTGATAGCGCCCCGACGCAAACAGCGGATTGAACTGGTTGGACAGGAATAGAAAGGTGGCATTAGTATTAACGATCAGCGCTGCTTCGCTCGATGCCAACTGGCCCTGCGGCGTATCGAGCGCCGGGTTCAGCCCTCCGCCAAACGCACTGTTGATGTCCTCGATTACAGCATTAAGGACCACCGAGGACTCGGGAACGATGAAGCCCTTAGGCCCCCATGTCGGGCTAGGAACGTTGGTGGTCATCAGAACCTCGCCGCCGAAGTAGTACCTTCGTCATTTTCGATCTGTACCTGCCCCGACACGAGACGGTCGGCGTACGACGTGATGAAGCACCGGGCCTTCACCACCCCGGGAACAGCCAACGCGGCTTGTACGAAGTATGCTTTCATCAGCGACACCGGAGGCGAGTACCCGAAAATCTGGCTGAAATACGGGATGCCCTGCGACGTGTCATAGTAAAGCTCGCCCTCGAACAGCTTGATTGCGCTGGCGGCATCTTGTGCTTGGGCATAGGGGTCGCTAGCCACGGCAATGTTGCCCGCCACGTCCACGGCCAAATCCCACGTTAGAATGTCGAGCAAGAGGGTTTGCATCAGGTCCCCGGGGTCGGTGGATTTGGGAAGGGCGGATGGACGTGGGTTTGGAGCCCAACGGAATCTGCGCCCCCGACGCCCGCCGTCACAGTACCCCCGGCTCCAACGTGGCCGGTCACATCTAAATTTCCGCTGATCGTTACGTCGCCAGCAGTAATTTTTAGGGTCGTAGTCGTGATGTCGATCTCCCCCGATTTCATAGTGATCACGTTAGAGTTTGCGTCCGTGACCTTGATGCCGTTCGAAGTCAGTTCGATTTTGTTGCCGTTTTTGTCCAGCACCTTGAGGCCGGAATCCATAAACTGCAAGTATTGTGTCGGGTTGGCCGGATTGATGATGCCCCCGACGTACGTCCCATCGGCAAGATTAAAGCGGCGATAGCTCCCCGGGTTGGCCTGTTTGTTAGTGGATTTGACCACTGAAATGTCGCGGTCCGACACCACCAGCAGCCCGATGTCCTTGGCCACCGGGTCGATGATGATCGCGTTGTTGCCGCCCTGCTGCCGAAACACCGGGATGCCCAAAATCTTGCCGTGAGCCGTCTTGTTGCCGACGCCGTCCATCTGGTTAACCAGCACTTGGACGTCTACAGTGGGCGGCGCACCGACGCCCCCGCCATGTACGGCCAGCACGATCACTGGAACCGTAGTCCGAGTGCGGCCAAGAGCCTGTCGGATGAAGAACGACACAATGTTCTCAAACGACCCAGTGTCCGAGACCTTTTGCTGGCCATAATACTCGGTCACAGCTTGGTCCCCACCGGGTTAGTTTCCAGCGTCATGAACCACGGGCCCCCCGGCGTGATCGACTCCAGATCATACTCCACTTTGCGGACTTGCCAGACACCGTTGGCCGGGGACAAGGTGCTCTGCACTTCGATCAGTCCGAGCAGCTTGACAGTCGGGTCGAACAGCGCCTCCACTACTAAACCGTTCTGCACAAAGGCCGGATAACCCTTCATTCCGGTGTCCGCTGATACTAGCACGGTCGCGCCTTGTCGCGGGGAACCGAACGGACTGATGATCAGGACCCCGCGTTCCACCGTTAGATCAAAATTCCCGTGCTGCGCCAGTTCAACGGCAGCTTGCCACGGCGATCCATCATAGTACGGGTTGCTGAGCTTTACATTGACGCCGTTGTTCTCGAACTGGAACCCCATTTTCGATGCCAGCTGGCTCATCAACTGCGCAGCGTCAGCTGAGCCCTGAATGCTGATTGGGTCTAGCGGGACCACTGACTGATAAGCCCCCGGCGAGGCAATAACCCGAAAACAGACCTGAGGCTGTTGAGCGGCGTCCACGAACGCGTTGAAGATTGCGCCCGAGAATACCAGTGAACCGTTGGCAAACACCGAAATCTTGTTGTTGCCGCGCTGACTCCATTGCGAACCGATGGTGCTCAACTGGTTCATCAACTGCAGCGGCATGCCGTAGATCGTGATCTCGGCCGAACTGATGAACGGCCCCCCAGTGGCCACGATCTTGCATTGTACGCGCAACCCGGTGACGGTGTAGGAGTTGCCGCCGCCTAGGAACTGGCCATTCGCGAGATCGAACACCACATCGATGTCTCGCTCGATGAAGCTCACCCCAGACCCCCGAGTTCTTCCGGGGTGAGGTACGCTAGCACGTAGCGCGCCGAAGTCGTGGGGCCGAACCCAAGATAATCCGGGTCGGCGGTGCCCTGAGTATCAATGAACGCTAGATCGCCTTCAAACCCCAGATACAGCGACCGTACGACGCGGTTGCGGTCTTCGCAGATCGCGCCCCCGACGATCAACACGTTCACGACGTACAGATCGAGGTACACGCCGTAAGCATTTTCGTACACGTCGATCTGGCAGACCTGATCGCCTAAGGTCGTCGTGACGGTCTGATTGGGTACAGCCTCGAGCGGGACGATTTGCATCAGAAGCCCAATCCGATGATCGATGAGATCGACGCCACCATCGAAGCTAGCGGTGCGATCGCCTGCACCACCCCGCCGTTGACTTGAAGCGAACTAAACGGGTTCAATGTATCCAAGAAGGGCAGCGGGGCCGCGAGTTTGACTTGCTTGGCCGTGATGTCCACCGCGATCAACCCGACGCCACTTTCTGCCGTCTGCTGGTAGCGATAGCTGACGAGGTTCACCCCGATGTAAATCGCATCCGCCGTGACGACGTTATACAGATTCAAGTCCCCGATCAGGGCCGCCACTTCGTCTAGGAACTTCTGTCGGTTGACCAGATCGCCGCCCGCTGTGAACCGAAATGTCGTCTCGAACGGCAGGTAGACCTTGTTATACGACTGGAACTGCCCGGCTTCGACCGGGAAGTCTGAAATTTCGTAGTCCTGCTTGTAAGTGAACGACGTGACGTTGTCGGCCACCAAGACTGGCAGCGCGCCCTGATACAGGCCCCATGGGGCCTTGATGACCCCGGCAAACAACGCCAGCGCATCGTTCTCTAGTAACGTAGTCAGTGCGTCGATGCCGGGCGCGAACAGGACCGGAGGCACCCCGGGGACGTTAGGAACCGCGACTGTCATCAGCTTGGCCCATAGTTAACGGCACGGGCCTGAGACGACCGATCAAGCAGCCCCACGACTTTCTTGGCCGTGGTATGTGGGTCATTGTCGCCCTGAACAGTGATGTTCACCACCCCGATGGAGCTAGAATTGCTGTTGTTAACATTGGACGCCGACGATGCCGTGACTGAAGGGCCCCACCACGACGACAGCTTCTTGACGCCCATCATGCCAGTGATGCCAGATTTGGCTGCGCCCATCCAGTCGTCCCAGCCGTGCTTGGCGACGTACGCCATGACCCAGTCAATCTGGGCATTGGTGGTTGAGGGGTCACGAGCGTCGAACCCGGTGTCCTTGGAAAAAGCGTCCCCTAGTCCCCGGTTGGGGTACTGCTTGCTGGTCCCGCCGTAGTGCAGCTGGAAGGGGCCAAAAGAGGAACTGTCGTCCCCGACGTAGTTGTTCAAGCCTTCGCTGCGCGCCACCGACATGGCCACGCTTGGGTCGATACCATGGGCAGCGGCGGACTGGCGAATCTTGTCCAGACTGGAGCTTCCCGGGAGCCGGGTCAGGCCCAGCTGGCGGACCAAGGCGTCTTCCCCGGCCCCGGCTGGCTTGACAGTGTTAGCGATGGCGTCCACCCCTAGGGCAGCGGCTACCGCCCAGAGGCCCAGACCGACCCCTCCCGCGCCCGCTCCGGCCGCCCCGGCTACAGAGGTAGCTCCGCCTAGTCCGAGCAGCCCCCGGAGGGCTCCGATCATACCCACCATCTTGCCCCCGGCCCACAGGGCGATGAGAGCATCGATCGCTATCCGCCAGCCCCCGAGGCTAGTAGCAATCCCGGCCGCATCGTCTCCGAATGCCTTGAGCGTCGGCTGCAAGGTGATCAGGTAGTCGCCAAACCTCTGGAAATCTTCCAAGAAGGGCTTCAGCGCCGGGGCGAAGTCGGTCCACAGATTGGTGCCGAGCTTGTTGGCGGTTTGCTGCAGGGTGACCCACTGGGTCTGCATGTCCTGCATGCGCTTGATCTGCTCGGGCGACGGCGCGTACTGACTGACCCCCTGAAGGTACTGCTGGAAGCCCGCGCCGTACTTGATCATGGCGTTGGCCGTTGCGTCGTCCACGCCCATGCCATGGAGCAGGAAATACGTCAGGTTGGGGTCAGCGCTGCCAAGCGACTGGGCCATTTTGGCCACGCTGAGCATCAGGCCCTCGGTCCCATGCACCATGTCGATGTTCTGACCGGTGCGGGCCGACAACTGCTGCAGTTCTATCGGAATGTTCTTGGCATTGACCCGATAATCGTACAGAATTTTGGAGGCGTTGGACAATGTAGCATTGGTGGCCTCTACCGAGCCACCCATACGCTGCGCCGCCATGTCCCACGCCGAAATATCTTGGGCCGACATCCCGAGGTTCTGGCCGAGCCGCCCCAGAGCGGCGTCGGAAGTCGTGACGCCCGCCACAAAATCAGTGATGCCCCGGGCCCCGACTAGGACGGCAAACAGACCGAGAGCAGCACGGGCGACCTTGTTGATCGACTCCGCTGCTTTGTCCCCGGCCTTCTCGATGGCCTGCCCGTCGCTTTCAGCCTGCTTACGGACGTTAGAGAACGCCGCAAGGGCATCCTTCTGCCCTTTAGACAGATTGGAGGGGTCTAGCCCCAGTTCAATGACGAGGCTGTCAATTACAGTTGGCAACTGTCAGTCCTCTGTCTTGGGGTGTAGCAACTGGAAGTTATAAGCGTCGATGGCCATGATCTCAAGCAGATCGTATGCGTCCTCCACCGACAGTGATTCGTCGAGAGCCTGCATTGTGGCTTTGCCGGAGGAAATCACCGCGCCGATAACGCGAGACACGTTGGGGTACTCCGTAAGTTCCACTTCGTGCGTGGACAGGCCGAGTTCCGGAAGGGGGGCTCGGCCTACGAAAAACCCACATGGAGCTTCAACACCTCACCCCGCAACGTGAACAGGGTTTGGATTTCCTCGATATCGTCTGGAGTGAGGCTACGGACGGTATTGGGCTCCTTGATCTGAATGCACGTCAGCATTTCGTCGAGCAGCGGCTCAGCATCTTCGAACTTGATGTTCAAGAGCCCCTGCAGCCCAAGGATGGCGATGGAGTTCATACCACCCTTGAGTAGATCGGGCGACAGTTCGACGCCAGAGCGGGCCAAGGCAAACAGGGCTTTGGTGGCCCATTTCTCCGCCGCCCGGGCTGGCATTTCGGTCAGCACGAAAGTCTTGCCTTTGTCCCGACCTTCCTTGTCGATAGTTACGTCGAGAGTTTTCCTTGCCATTCAATCGGAGTTCCTTAGTTCGGTGAGGGTAGCACGCTCTCCCACCGGACCATGTATTTCCGGGGCTGGAGGATTTTTCCGGCAGATGGCAGCGGCGGCCCGCTGACCAGCGCGCCGTTGCCCATCACGTAAGTCTTGTCGACAGCAATGAGCGTTACATTGCCATTGCAACGATAGACAGTGCCGTCGCGCTTCTGGGCAGCGGCCCACTGCTCGAACAGGTCGATCGACAGACTGTCAGCCTGAATGGTAAACGTCTGGTCGATCGGGGCGAAGACGAAGCCTGCCGACAAGCGCCCATCGACGCCCATAGCAGTTTCGGCTAGTTCCTGCGTCCCAACTTCGTAAATGTTGTCGGTAGCGAAGCCCTGAAGCCGCTGGGGTGAAGTGAACAGCCCGTTGATCGAAAGAGTGATCAGGGCATTGGCGGCGGTAAGCGTGCGGTCGTTGGCCATAATTTACTGCACCAGAACAGAGTTGAGGACAATCTGCTGGACGCTCTCACCGTCCTGATACCAGAAGCTTATAGGCGGTGACGTCCGAGCCTGTCGCACCAGCGTTGACGCATCGAGGACCTGCAGATACCATCCGGCATTCTGCACCGTGTCGCTGACGTTAACCCCTGCCGCCGCGTTCAGCTGCGAGGCTTGCAGCGGCGACAGAGTGACCCCGGCCCGGATCGAGCCAAAATTGAGCGCGGCGTTGATCGGATCGGCGCAGGCCGTCTTGATCAGGTCATACCCGGCCTTGTTGTACGGGACGGACCCGGCGTTCTGCAACAGGCTCATCAGGGCCAGCTGCAACGAGTTGTTGAGTTGGATTTCGTTCATGTAGCTGTCGAGCCACGCAAACACGCCCGTGACCGAGCCGTTCTGGAACATCACGAACTGCTGACTGGCTGTCGCATACGCCCCGAGGAAGTTGTACGAGTTCGCGAGCAGATTGGCCGCCACGGTCTGCGACGTGACGCCCGCCACCAGCCCAGCCTGTGTCCGATAGGCGAAGGTGACGCGACCATTCACTTGATCGAAGTCGATCGATGCTGCCGTGCCGCAGATGAAGGCCGCGATGTTCGGCCCGTTGTTCGCGTCGTAGATCGGGCACACCCCGTCGTATCCGAGGGCAGCGCACTGGTTGCCAAAGCTCGACGTGGCGTCAGTGCTAAGCGTCGGAGTGATGTCGGTGTCCCACGCAATGTACGCGAAGCGTCGGTTCTGAGTGTCGTTCCATGCGGCGAGAGAGATCTTCTGGGCGTTGCCCTGCCCGCCATCGGGGTCGAACACCGTCATGAACGATGCCCAATTCTGGCTGATGCCGACTAACGCCGACATGAACGTCGCTGGGGTAGTGCCATCGGCTCCCTGCGACAGAACCGCCCCAGTCGCCTGAGTCAGGAACAGCGCCGCCGCGATGCTGCCAGCAAAATAAGACATCGACGACGCTGCACCGACGATGCCCGAGGTGACTACGAAGCCTTCGGACACCGAGTCGTACACCACCGTCACCGGGGTGGCCTGAGCAGTGATCGAAGTGCTGCTGGCCGTCTGAGTCTTGTTGACGATATACGTACCAGTGCCACCCGTACCGGAACCGAGCGCCGTGATGACAGTGTCCGCCGTCACGCCCGAGCCGGTGACGGTCTGGCCCACGGCGAGAGTACCCGAACCCACTGCCGTAATCGTCATCGTGCCGTACGTCGCAGCAATCGTCGTGCTGCCGACGCCCTGAGCATTATTGACGGTATAGGTGCCGATGCCCCCGGTGGTGCCCGAAAGCTGGTTGGTGATGACAGTGTTTGCTGTCACACCCGTCCCGGAGATCGCCGCACCGGGCTTCAGCGTCCCGGAACCCACTGCTGTAACATTGAGCACGTTGCCCGAGATCGAGCCGGTGACGGATGCCGATCCGGCCGCAATCGAGCCGGTGACGGACGCCGGTTCGGCCGGGGTGGCGTTCAGAGCATTCTGGATGATCGTGGCCGCCGCCGAGAAGCTCGAAGCCGCCGACAGGTTGACGCCGCTGGCCGACACGGCGTAACCGTCGATCGTCGCGGTCAGCGTGCCCGAAATCGCCTGCAACTGAGCTAGCGTCAGCTGCCCGACGACGCCACCCTGCAAGAACGCAGGCTGCGAACACAACGTCGGCCGCACGAACAGGATCGTATTGGGCTTCTGCGGCGAATTGTCGTAACCCGCAAAGTAATTGGCGGCGAGCGCCGTTTCGACCGCACCCGGACCGAAATAGTCCGACACGGACTTGCCGTCGTTCGGAAACGACAGGACTTCGCCCAATGGGATGCGGGGGTTGTTGCTGAGCAGAACGCCGTTGAGAGTGAGCGCGTTGCCCCCAACGCTAAGCACATTCGGGTTGACGGCAACAAGCTGTGAGGCTGGGATGGTGGTCATGGTAGCTCCTTAATAGACTGCAACCACACTGATCGGTGTTGCCACAAGTTCATCTGCGAATTGCTGCGGTATGCCGAGTATCGTTTGGTCAACCTGTAGCTGGAGATCGAGGGACCAGCGAAATTCCCACTGCTGTTCGGCGTTCTGGAACGGGGCCTGCCGGGGCCCATCGACGTAGAGCGGCGACATCGCCGGATTGATGGCCGAAAAGAACTCCGTGCCAAACGGGTCTCGGAACAGCACGGCGATCAGCTGGGCGTTTTCGGCACTGGAAGGCCCATGGACATCCAGCTGGGCCCGGACTTGGCCCGCTTCCACCACCGGCCGCTGGCCAGCGTGCAGCGGGCCACTACTGACGGACTGGGGGGCGCTGACGGTATAGGTCCCCGGGCCTCCCGTGCCACTCCCGAGGGCCGTGATGGTCGTCCCCGCTGCTACACTAGCTCCGTAGACCGTCTGGCCGACGGAGAGGGCCCCGGACGCCACGGCGGAGGCCGTCAGGACCGCACCCGAAATCGAGCCGGTGAACGACACATCCTCGACGCTATCGACGTTGAGGGTCAGACGAGGCCAGTCGAGCAACGTCACCACTACGAAATCGCCCGCCGTGGGCTCCGGGACCCGACTGTCCTGACCCTCGAACGTCTCGATGCCCGGCACTACCGCCAGTACGAAGCTCCGGACAAGGGTCTGGATATCAGACCGGGTCGGGGAAATCAGCATCTTTAGGGGGCGATGTAGACGGG